CGTCGCCGGAGCCGTCGCCGTAGCCGTCGCCGTAGCCGGAGCCGGAGCCGTCGCCGGAGCCGGAGCCGGAGCCAAAGGTCACGACGCGGCCTGCCACACGGGCACGGCCAGGATGGCCGCCTTGGCGGTCGCGGTGCAGGGAATGACCTCGCATACGTCGCTTTCGGTGAGATCAATTTCGGGAATCATGCACCCGTACTTGTTCTCGCTGATCTTGACCGGTCCTTCCTGGCTCAGCTCGGAAAGCGTGGCCTTGGACCACCAGCGCCAGAGTCGGCGGCTGTTCTTGAGCTTGAGGATGCCGTCCTTGCGGCTGGCGACCTCTCCGGCATGGACACCAGCATTCCGGCATCGGACTATGGCGAAGGGAAGCGGCTTGGTCGCCTTTTTTGCCTTGGGTTGCGTTTTGGTCTTGGGTTTGGTGGGCATGTTGCCGTCTCCTGACGCCTTGACCCCCGGGCCACGACGGCACGGAGGAAGGCGCATGGCTGCCGCTTCGTTGGGTAGGCCTTTCCCGCTGTTCGAGCGGATCCCCCATCGGACTGAGGGTGCGCGGCCTAGGTGCGCGGGAGGTGGTCAGGGCTAGTCGTCTTCCTCGTCTTCCTCGTCTTCCTCGGAGTCCCATCCATTGAGGCTCACCACGCTGATGGTCCCCTTGGGCTCGTGCTCCAGCCGCTGGAAGGCAAGTTCAACACCATCGCACAATTCGCATTCTATCGGCGTTTCGTCCGGTATTTCTTCAATGGCCTTCCGCAAATCTCCAACGGTGCGGGCGTTGCGGTGGAATTCCTCGTAGAAGCATTGCACGCCCATGGTCACGCCCCCGGCAGCCGCTGCTGCCCCGGCGTCTCGCTGGTCTTCCAGGCGTGCTCCACCTCGGGATCCGTCCACGAGGTTTGATCGGTGTTCGGGCTCTTGGGGTGCTTAATCTTCTCCTGAACCTCCATGTTGATGAGGTCCGGCGTCTCCTTGTCGAAGGCGACCTTGATGGAGAGCGTCACCACGGACCCGCGCTCGTGCTGAGCGGTGTCTTTGACGGCGCGGGCGACCTTCTCGGCCAGGGTGGTGCAATGGACGGAGAGAATGGTCGAAACCTCCAACTCCTGTCCTGGGGTGAGGGCGTAACTGCTCATGCGTTTCCTTTCGGGGTGAAGCGGTCGGCAGGCTCGACGATGAGCCCGCCCTGGGGATCGAGGTACGCCACGAGGACCATGGCCCCCTTGGCGGCCCACTCGCGGTGGGCGGTGTGCTGGTGCGGCTGGAAGTCGGACGGGCGCGGCCGGCGGATCTCGCCTTCGGTGGTGCGGTGCTTGCACTCGACCAGCACGCACTGGCCGCCGATGCCCACGCCCACGAGGTCGCCACAGACCTTGTGCGTGAACCGCTTCCGGCCGCCGACCACCACGCAGGGGGTGGCGATCCGCTGGGCCAGGACGCCCCGGGCGGCGAGGTAGCGCAGGGCAAGGTCTTCCAGGGTGTCGCCGGCGGCCTTGGCCTTGGACCCGCGCACCTTGCGGCGGAGTTCTTCGGGGGTGAGGGAGCGGATCACGACAGGGCCTCCAACGCCTTGTCGATGCCGGCGAAGCAGTCCGCGGCGTGCTGGTGGGTGGACCCGCCGTTGGGCCAGATGAGCAGCAGGGAGCCGCGGGCCCGGTGGAGGTGGCGCTTTGCCTCCTCGATCCGCAGGGCGGTGAGCTGGGTGGGCAGTTCCCGCGGCTCAAGAATGGGGGCGGCCGTGCTGGTGATCACTTGGGCACCTGCACGGGGCAAAGGTCGGCATACACGCGCTTGGCGGCTTCGGGATCGTTGACCCGGTAATCGTAGGGCCCGGCGTGGCGGCCCTGGCGAACGGCGATGGCGAGGCGGAAGGGGTGCTTGCGGAGGTCACGGATCCGGGCGGAGCAACCGGCTGTCGAGAGGCCGCATCTGCGGGCCACGGTCCGCAGGTTGTGCCACTGGCCATCGGCCAGGGCGAGGATGACGCGGCGGAGGTGGCGTGGTGATGGGAATGGCACGGGGTTCTCCTGACGCCTGAACCCCACGGCGCACGACGCGACGTGGGGCAGGGCTTGGTCATTGGGCTAGAACGGGGGGGGGTCCGATTCGGCAGCGGCAGCGGGCCGCGAAGGCGGCGGCGTGCTCGGCTTGGCCGCCGCCCCGCTGCTCGTCTTGAACTGCGCCGCCAGGGTCCGCTTGAGGTCAGCAGCCACCGGCTTGTTATTGGCCGCCGGGGCGAGCTTCCGCAGACGGACCACGTCCTGGGTCTTGCCCTGGTAGACCTCGTTGGTCACGTCCAGCTCGGCCCCCTCGTAGAGGTCGGCGGCGAACTTCGGCGCGTCCCAGTCCCCATTAAAGCCGATGGCGCGCAGATCAGCGAAGGTCTTCTCCTTCGCGTTCTGACTGAGCCACAATTTTACCTCGCGGCGCACCGGCTGAGACAGTGCCGCCCATTCGCTGGCGGTGGCAGCGTGGGTCAGATCAAAGATCAGCACCATGGCCGGGGTCTCGGCTTGGCCGATGGCACCCAGGTGGGCGTCCACCAGTTTGCCGAAGTAGAGGTTGGGTTGCAGTGCCATTGGTCAGCCTTTCGCGCTGTTGGTGAGGTAGGCGTTGAGGTTCTGGAAGGCCTCCGCCGGTTCCCCGGTGATGTCGATTTCCTCGGGCATGCCGAAGCGGTTCTTGGCGTCCCAGGCGTCCCGGCGCTCGGTGTAGATCACCCGGTCCGTACCGCCGATGCCCTTCTTCCGATGCTCGCCCTTCTCGACATTCAGCACCGTGCGGAAGTTGGCGAAGAGGACGGCGTCGGCCCACTTGTGGGTCACGCTCCAGGTCTTGGCGTGGCAGGCCGCCTCGTAGCGGTCGAAGTCAGGGCCCAGGGGGTTCTTGAACGGACGCACGCCGACATGCGAGAGGATCCAGATGGCGACCCCCTGCTCATTGATGCGGTCGAGCCGGTTCAGCAGGCCCAGCCAATCGGTGACGGCCAGGTCGTAGCCCTTGGCGAAGGCCCCGAATCCCTTCTCGCCCCAATTCCCAGCGAAGTCACGGGCACAGACGTGCTCATGACACAGACGCTCAAAGCCGCCCAGGGCATCCAGGGCCAGGGTCTTCACCTCGCCAGGATCGGCCACCAAGCCATCAAGGACACCCAGAAGCCAGTCCCAGGAATCGGCGACCAAGCAGGGGATCGAAGGCACGCGCCCAGCGTTCAGCAGGGTCTGGTATCCCGTCTCGCCCCGGGCCATCACCAAGGCGGCACCGGGAGCATTGGCGGCGAGGCTGGTCTTTCCCCAGCCTTCCACGCCGTTGATGATCACACGGGGCGCAATCGCCTTGGGTGACAGCTTGGCGAAGGTGGGCACCGCCGCGACGGAGCGCGGGGCCGCGGCCTGGCGGGGCAGGCCAGCCGGCGAGCGTGGTGGAGGAGTGGAGGGGGGCGCGGTCTGCGTCATGGGTGATCTCCTTTCGGGATGATCGGGGTGGGAAGACGTCCGTGGTCTGGGCCGGTCACGGACACCCGGCGAAAGCCCGCCCGAAGGCGGTCCCCCAGGTCAGGCCACCAACTCCTGATGCGTATCAGCGACGCGCACGAAGCCCTCGGGCACGACTTCCGAGTCGTCCGGGGTCCAGTTGGTAGAGCAGAGGTCGAGGAACTGGCACCGGCCAAAGCCGATGCAGGCCGACGAATTGCGCGGCCAGCGGTTCTCCAGGTCGCACTGGTGCAGCACCTGGGCATGGTCCCACAGGTCGCGGCGGGCCTCGGCCAGTTCGGCATCGGTGCGCGGAATCTCGCGGCGGGCGAAATAGGCGTCGGGGTTGGCAACGATGGCCGCATGCAGCCGGTCGCCCCATTCCTGGGGAGTCTCGGGCCGCGTCTGGAGGACGTAGCCGGCGGCGGTGTCGGCGCTCTCGCGCCACTTCTTGCCGTCCTTCGTCCGCACCCGTTCGCCGTTGGCGTCGAGCACGATCTTGACCCCATCGGCATCCGTCAGCGGCACATTGCCGGGGCGCATGGTCGGCTTCTTGGTCACATCGTAGAGGACGGTATCGACCGGGTGCCCCAGGTGCCGGGCCGCCAGGACGTAGCGGGCGATCTGGGTGTCCACCCGGAGGCGTTTCCAGTAGTCGCTCTCCGGGCTGATGTCGTCGCTGGTGGTCTTGTTCTCCTCCACCGCCAGCCGGCCATCGGCCAAGCGCACCCGCCGGTCAACCTTCCCAGCGTAGACGAAGGTCCGCGAGGACCGGCCCGTCTCGGGGTTGATGATGGGCACCTCGAAGGCCTCCTCGGAAGCCTCGACGGTCTTGGTGGCGTCGAACTCGGACCAGCGCCAGTCGTACAACCGCAGCAGGACGGCGACCGTCACCGCCTCATAGGTCATGGCCCGGTCGCGGTCTTCGTTGCCGGTCATCTGGAAGGAGTACGCCGATTCGATCAAGGCCACATTGGCGTCGATGCCCATGCCCTTGGCCCGACGGTCAAGGCCGTCGTGCCACGCCTTGCCGAAGCGCAGGGGAGCGGCGTCACCGGCCGGCCGGATCCCGTGGAGGTAGCTGATGGCGTGCTTCCGCAGGCAGGTGCCAGCGCAGGTCAGTTGCGAGTTGGTGAGACGTGGGTCGAGGTGTCGCATGTGGTCGCCTTTCGGGGCTGTGGTGGTTGATCAGTTGGCCCAGGTCCGCTCCGCCTCACGCTCGCATGCGTCGGCGGCATCCACGGGCGACCGCACCCGCAGGTGCTCATCATCCCCGCCCTTGTGAACCGGACCCGTGGCCCGCCAGACGGCGCGCAGGGTCGCGGCCAAAGTCACCACCACCAAGGCGGCGGCGACCTTCTCGGCCGTCCCGGGGTAGCCCTGCCAGACGGTCACGCAGGCCACGCCGATCGACAGGGAAGCACAGGCCAAGAGGAGGCAAAGATGGGTCAGGCGCATAGGGGATCCAGGACCGGACGAATGCCGGATATTTCAAGATTGTAGACCGCTGCCCGCAGTCCGTTGCCTGGGCCAGCTTCAATGAGTCGCGCCAACTCGGCACGCTCTTGATCGGTGAGGTTGTTCATCAGCCGACGCGCACGGTCGGCCAGGAAGTTGTGATCGGCTGCCCGCTGTTCGGCCATTACTGCGGCCATGCGGGCCTCGGCTTCGGCGGTCATTTGCAAGCCATCGCAATGGCTTTGCGTTGACGGTCGGCCATGGCCACCATATCGGCAAGCGGAACGCCAATAGTTTTTGCCAGAGTTGGCAAGCGAGTGGCGGGAGGGGTGTGCGTACCGGCCTTCCAGTTAGCCAACGTATTGGGGGCTACCCCCAATTCTTCGGCGGCTTGCCGGTCGCTTCGCTTCCCCTGCCACGCTTTGATTGCGGACCTGATGGTCTTGTGTGACATGGCCGTGATCCTGCTCAGTTTTGCGCGGCGTCAAGTGTCTATTTGCAAAACTGAGCAGACGGCAGCCTGTTCACTCTCGGAAGTTGTCGAACCACAGGCCCCATGGCTTGGCCCCGGTAGAGGCAGGCGCATAGTTGAGATGGATCCCCTGGGTAACTCCGGTGTCCGTGAGGATCTGCCCGCGGTAGGCGGGCGGGCCCCATCGGACTTGCCGGAATGTTCCAAGGTCGGCGTCGTTCGATCCGGCGGTATAGATGCCGCCACACAGGGGAATAGCTGCAAAGCGGGCGCGAGTGAGAGACAGGAACCCGGCATTTACTCCTGATGTGTCTACCGTCTGAAAGTTTCGTCCGATTCCGTACAGATTACCGCCGATTAAGGCGGCGGTCCATGCTCTTGTTGATGTGCCGGTAGAATTTTGTACAGCACATGCGCCGATGGGAGGAGTCGCAAGCCCTAGGATGGTATTCCACCCGGTTGCCGATGCTGTCGTATCAGGACCCCCAATGCCCCCGATCATCCAGTAGGCGGTATTGTCGTCATATTCCAACCCGCGACCGCTGATCAGGTATTCAATTTCGCTTCCCGCCGAGGTGGTCCAGTAAAGGGCGAAGACCTCGGCGGATTCGATAAGACCGATGGTCGCATTTGCCGCCGGAATGGTGGCATTGAGCGGGAACAGTTTCGACCAGTTGCTTGCCCCGTAGGGGGTCGCGCTGGTCCAAGGATCATTGGCTGGCCCGACGCCGTCGGCGGTGTTGGCGTTGTCCGACACACCGGCCCACATTTTGCAGGCAAGGGAGGTCGTTGCCGTCGCCCATGGAGCATTCCGACAAGCCTGCAACGGGCGCTCCGATCCGGCGGCACCGGAAACCGTGCCAGTCGAAAACATCAGCATGACCCGGCCCTCGGTCACACCGGCAAGGGCTGACTTCGGGGCAATCTCAACGTAGCCCCGGGAGTTTCCCGCATCGAGCGTCTTCTTGCTCACCTTCCAGTAGGTGGAGGCGTTGATGACGGATTCAACTTTGTCCAGGAACTCCTGATAGGTCGGGACACCAACGGTGATCAGAGATGCCGGGGTCTGGGCCCACGTGAGGACGGGAAGTGGCATGGGTGTCTCAGGTAATGGTGAAGTTGATGAAGATGCGATCGGCCCGCATGCGAACAAGCCGGGCCTCAGTCTGGAGGGTGAATGCCGAAAAAAGACGGACGCGGTAGATGACTCGGCGCATGGCTAGGTGATCGCCCAGGAATAGAAGAAACGGGTATCTGGAACGCGGACAAGGATAGCATCGTTTTGGATTGAAAACCCGGTAAAATCCCACAACTCCGCTATTCCAACAGGGACCGGTTCAGGCTCAGGAGCAACCTCAACCGCCACCGCATCGGGCACCGAAAGCGACAGAACCACCGCCGTCACCATCCGGCCATCGGGGAACATCCGCTCCCCGCCCTGCTCGGTGGCGAAGGCCCACAGCACGATGGGGTCGAACTCGTGGCCCAGGTCCTCGGGGTAGGTGATGATGACCTGTTCGGCCGGGCGGCCCACGAGGGACACGGCGGCGGGGTCGTGGTCGAAGACGGCCTCGATGGTGCCGAGGTCTTGGGTCTGACCGGGGCGCTTGGTTTTTGCGACTTCGGTGCCCAGGTGGGTGGAGTCGATGATGGCCCTCGCCTTTGGCGAAAGCGTCAGGGCGATCAAGTCCGATTCAAAACCAGAGGCGTTGAATCGGATCTTTGCGCCGAGGCCTTCGAGGGCGAGGGTATCGGTCATGGCTTAGAAGGTCAGACGGACAAACCCGCCGATGCCGTCGAAACCGGACCCGTCAGCACCAGCGCCACCGGCACCGGGCCCAGCACTTCCACCGGAATTGTAGACCCCGGCGGTATTTTGGATCGGAGAGTGTTGGTTGGTGCCGCCACCGGCTCCGGTCCCTCCATCCCAACCTCGCACGGCAACACCACCGGCTCCGCTTACGCTGAGTCTGGTTCCTCCTGATCCGCCAGCCGCGGATAGAATCAGCCCGGACACTGACCCGCTGATCGTTGACGCGGCCCCAGCGGTTCCGGCGCTAGTGAGTGCCCCTACGCCTGGAGCCCCTGGTGTAATCGTCAAGGTTTCCCCGGGGGTCACTGAAAGAACCCGCTGGGATTCGTATGCACCGGCCCCACCACCGCCGCCGGTATCTGGCGAGTTTCCGTCGCCGCCGCCGCCGCCGCCGCCGATGGCGTCCGCATAGATTTTGGTAACGCCAGCCGGGACCACCCAGGAATAGGGCCCAGGGGCCGACCCGGTGACGCTGGTGCCAACCGCCGTCACCGCTGAACGGGTGGCGAAGATCTCGCCGTGGTTGGTGCCAGCCCCATACGCCTGGTTGGCATTCTCCACCAACTGCGCATATTCCTCGAAGGAAATAGGCTTTCCGACGATGTAATCCGCAGGGTCAAGATAGACGTAGGCCATAGAGTTACCCGAGAACGTAGGCGGGATCGTCAATCCCGAATGGACCGCCACCGGCAGGAGCCAGGAACCAGCCCGGGTCCCGCTGGGAGGCGGTGGCGGCGGAATAGGTCGGCAGCCCGGTGGGGCAGAGGTAGATGAACCGGCCGCCCGAGGTCTGGCGGTCGAGGGTGTAGCGGTAGGCCGATCCCTCGCGCACCGGCTCGCGCTTCACGACCAAGCCGCGCACGGTCTGGATCTGGCCCGAGCGGTCCACGATGTCGCGGCTCCGCAGGGCAACCACGTCACCGATCTGCACCGTGGCGTCCTTGGCCGACACTTCGACCGTGACCGTCCGGCGTCCGTCCCGTAGCTGAGAAGTCACCAGCCAGGAAGCGCGGAGGGCAAGGCTCTGCTGATTGGCGGCCAGCCACCGGGAGGCGATCAGTCGGACCTTGGGGGAGCCGTATTGGGTGGCCTCCTCGCCCTGGGGCAGGCCGACCACGCGCACGCGGTAGGAGGACACGTCTTTCGCATCCTTGGTCGGGTCGCGGAGGTCAATCGCTACGTCGCACCGGCTCACCCGTTCGGCAGGATCCGTGCGAGATGATGGCCGGGAAAGCAGGTGGAAGGCGTCGGTCCAGGTGTCCACCGCCAGGACGGACGGACGGACGGCCTTGAACTTCACGAGGCCGGTCTGGTCGTCCCACCAGAGGATGGATCCGCTGGCTTCCAGAAGCTCTTGCACGAGGTCCAGCACCTTGGCCGGGGCCGACACCGTTCCGCTCAGGTCGTAGAGGGTCAGGTAATCGGCTTGTTCCGTGGCCCATCCGGCGGTGTCGAGCAATGCCGGATCAACCCCGCCGTAGGTGGTCAAGAGGTCTTCAATAATTTCGACCAGGGGAGTGGACGAATAGACGAGGCAGACCTGAACGGCATCGTCTTGGTTGTGGGACTCGGCAGTCGTCCTCTTCTGGCCCCGGGTCAGCGTCAGGGCCGAACCGCTGCGGGTAAATGAAACGATTTCATCCCCGATCCGGGCAAAGCCGCTGGCCGGATATTCGGCGGCGGCATCGCTGGATAGGGTGGCGGAGGTTGCAACATCGGTGATGTCAGCCGCCAGGACGCCACTGCTGGCCTTGGGAGCCTCGGCATCGGTCAGTCCTAGGAGCTGCAGCGGGCCCACGGCCGTCAGCGTGACCTTGCCATCGTTGGGGCCCTGGATGTCCCGGACCCGGAAGTAATGAACCAGGGTGTCTGATGCGTGCCATACGCCATCCGTGGCCCACCCTTCGATGATGCGGACGGGGCGATTTTCCCACCATGGATTGCGGGCCATCAGCTTGCCGAAGAAGGTCCCGGCGGTCAGGTCCAACCCCGTCCGGCTGGCGTCCGTGGCGAAGGGGTCCTCCTCGCGGGCGTCATTGTCCACGAAGTCCGTCAGGGTGATGGTCGCGGATCCGAAGTAGCCCAGGCCCCGGCCGATGCGGACCTCCTCGCCGCCCATGCGAACCGACGCCACGCATGGAATGGCCCCAAGCTCGGGAATCGCCTTGACGTTGGCCGACTGCCAGCGGCGGGTTTTTGTAACCACCGGCAGGACGCCCTGGTCCGTGGTGCCCGGGGTGCGGTAGCAGAGCGACCCGTCCGGGTTGGTGGCGGTGACACCGGCGTCATCGATCCAGTCGAGGTCTACCTCGACGACGATGCACGGGGTCCGCTTGGAGCGGGCGACGTGGTCGGCCCAGGTCATGCGCGCCCCCAGCGGCGGTCAGCACCGCGCAGGCGGTCGAGGGTCCGGCGCAGGCCGGCGGGAGCCAGGGCCATGGCCTTGCCAAGGTCTTCTTTCGCCTGGACGGCGACCTTGAGGGCATCGGGGTGCGGTTCATCCTCGGCCACGTCCAGGGCCCGGGACAGGCCCACGACGGCAGCCCCAGTGCGGCGAGACGCCAGGACCCACGCACCGGCCCCAAGGACGACGATCACCAGGACAATGGCCCCGAGGTAGGGCAGGAGGGAACCGAAGGCGGCCAAGGCCAGGGAAGCCGCCACGCCAGCGACCCCCAGGCCCAGGCCCAGGCGCGGGGCGTAGGACAGGGCCAAGCCACCGCCTACCAGGACAGAGGCGAACATCCCCAGGCCGCCAAGCCACTGGAACCGGGACACCAGGACAGCCTCTGCGGCGGCAGCCTCGGCGGCCACCCGTTCGGCCTCGGCCCGGGTGGCAGCCTCCTGGGCCTGGCGGTCGAGGTCGGCTGCCTGCCGGGACAGAGCCGCGGCGACGGCGCGGGCTTCGCGGGCGTGCTGCTCGGCCTGGATCCTGGCGACCCGGGCGGCGGCGGCGGCTTCGATGCGGGCGGCGGTCGGCTGGGCCTCGGCCTGGCGGGTGGCTTCCGCCTCGGATTGGCGAGCGCCATCGGCCACGGCCTCGGCCTTGGTGGCGGTCACGTCGGCCACGCGGGCGTCTTGGCCTGCGGTGGTAGCCGCAGCCTCGACCCCGGCAGCCTGGGACTGCGCCGAGCCCTTGCGGTTGACGGGCTCCGGTGATCCACACGCGGAGAGAAGCAGGGCCAGCAAGGCCAGGACCACGACGGCCCAAATGACGGACCACGGAATGCGCGGGCGGTAGGTCATGGCGTCAACCGCCGATCGTAGCCGGTGTCAGCATCGAACTGAACCGACACATCACAGAGCCCGCGCTGGGAGAAGCCGGTGGTCCCAAACTTGGCATTTGTGCAGAGGCAAGCCGACCCGCTCCATTCGTCTTTGTTCCAGTGGAGCAGGAAGGGGCGGGTCGAGCAGGCGCGGAGGAACGGCATCCAGGTGTCCCGAACCCAGGACGCCTCTACCGCTTTGACATCGATGGACAATTCCGCGTCCCACAGTTCTACGGCGGTCCCCAGGAACACCCCGCCCCGGCTCGTCTCGGTGGTGGTCTTGGCCCGTTGCGCCAGGAGGGGATCGGTCCAACCCCCGGCGATGCCTTCGGGCAGCACCATGTCCTGGCCTACAAAGATAATCGACGCGAATGACAGGGAATCGAACCGGAAGCGGACCTTGGTCGTGGCCACCGCGTCGCCGGTCAGGTAGATCACCGCACCACCGGCCACGGCCTCAGTGGTGGAGAACTCGACCCAGGCCGCGCCGTTCCAGGTGTCCATCGCCACGGTGTCGATGCAATCGTGCCCGGCGACGGCGAAGCATGTCACCGTCTCGGACGTTCCGAAGTCGGCTTCCAGCGTCCACGGGGCCGACCCGGTAGGACGCCAGAAGGTCCACGGAGTCCAGTCCTGGACGTTCACCGTACCGCCTCCCGTTTCGGTGGTCGCTGGGCTGGCCGTCAAGGTGGCGTCCAGCATCAGGTTGTCCCAGGCGATGCGCGGGAAGACATCAGGCACGGCGCACCTCGTCAATCAGGAATCCCTTTTCCTTGGCCTCTTGGAAGATTCGGACCAGGGCCTCGGAGGACATGGAATCGCCTTGCAGGATGACCGTCTGGGTCGGCTGGGCCGGGGCCGCCGACGCCATGGAGGACCCGGGGCCGCCCATGTTGGAGGTCCCCCCGCCGCCCATGTTATCCTTGCCGACGTTGCCCAACTGCACCGCACCGGCAGCAATCGCGGCGGCGGCGGCGGCGGCACCAAGGCCAGGGCCCACGATGGGGATGCCAGCCAGTGAAGCATAGGCGGCCATGGCAGCCGATGCGGTGTCGGTGACGATCTTGGCCCGGGCGGCAGCTTCACCGATGGCCTTTGCCCGCTTGTTGTGGCTCTGGGTGAGGGCCGACAAATTGCCGAAGAAGTTGGAAGCCGCCGACATGCCCTGGCGCATGTTTTGCGCCTGGGTGCTGTTCTTCCAATCGTAGTATTCCATCCAGGCAGGACGGAGCCAATCGAGGCCATCGCCTTCGATCTGCTTGAGGGTCTGGGCATGCTGCTGGGCAGCGGCAATCTCTGCGGCCCGGCCCTCGGCCTTGACTTGTGCCTCCGACTGGATTTGAGCGGCAATGGCAGAAATACGATCCGATGCCAGTTCGGCAGTGCGAAGCTCCTCAAGATGCGCCATTTCGGCGTCTACCGTGTCACGGAAGCCCTGGGCCAGGAATCGCAGCGTTTCGCTTCCCTGGGTCGCAACATCAGTGAAAAGGTCCGAGGTAGCGGCGGCGGTCCCGGCTGCCGATTTCTTGAGGTCCTTTACTTGATCCTCAAGCCCCTTGCGAGCCGTCGCGCCCATGGCCCCAACGGCAACCTGGATCGCATTTGCCGTGTCCAGCATCGACACGCCGACAGCCGTATCGATGCGCATCATGGCTTCGCTGGCCAACCGGACCATGGTCGCCATCTGCGTGCCGACGAATTGCACGAAGTCGTAGACCGGGACCTTGGCGGCGGCCCATCCAACCTTGAGGGCAGACCACAGCGTATCGGCGGCCGATCCGATGAGGGTCCACGCCTGGCCGAATTTCGCGCCGATCCACTGGGCGGCCTTCACGAGGCTATCGGCCATCTCAACGCCAGCCCCACCGATGCGGAGAATTCCGACCTTAAGGGACTGCCAAATGAGGCCAAGGCCCTGCCACGCATTGGCAAGGAACCCGACCCCTTTGATGCCCCATTCAATGACCCTATCAATGGTTGATCCAAAGTTTCCCGATTCCTTGGCCGCATTGGAGAAGGCATTCGAGAACGCGGTGACGAAGGGGGCGATCTTCGGGGCGATCGTATTAAGGATTCCCTCAATGACCCGGCCGACGTTATCAAACGCCAGCTTTGCTTCCTCAACCTTGGCGGCATCCACTCGGGAAACCGCAAGCCCCATGGCTTCGGCGTCCCTGGTGGCCTTTTCCAGGCCAGCGGATCCCAGCGAAAGCATGCCGACCATCTTCCCGCAGGATTCACCGAACAGGGCCACGGCGGCGGCGGTCTTCTGGGATTCCGTGCCCATCCCGGCCACGGCATTAGAAACCTTGGCCATCTGCTGGTCGATTGGCAGGCGGGCAAGCTCCTGGACCGAAAGCCCCAGGGCCTTGAAAGAATCGGCGGCGGCCTTGTTGCCGGAAGCAGCGGCTTCGACCTTCACCTGGAGCTTGCCCATGGCCTGCTCCATCTGCTCAACGGATCCGCCGGTCTGTTCGGCAGCCAAGCGGAACCCGGCCAGGGATTCCGTGGACATGCCAAGGCGATCAGCGGATTTCGCCAGCCCATCGATGCGGTCGCTGGCCGACTTGATGCCAGCGATCAGCGACCCGGCAGTCAGCGCAGAAGCGATGGCCCCGATGGGGGAGAGCAGGGACCTTTTCAGCCCGTCGCCAAATGCCTGGGCCGACTTGAGCGCCGATTGCGTCGAGCGAGAAAATGCCCCCGTGGTCAGCGTCAGGGCCACATTCAGGCGGGTAAGATTGGCGGCCATGGCGTCCCTTGGTTCAGCGTCGGCGCATCAACGTGACCTGAATCTCCGCCACCCGGGCGTCGATCCGGGCAAGGCTGGTCTGGATTTGCACCAGCACGGCCTGGTCAATCTTGCGGGCCTGTTCGAGTTCGGCAATCCGTTCCTCGACCACCCGAATGCGCTCCCGGTAGGAATCCGCATAGGTTGTGACCACCTGATAAGCCCCGACCCCGGCGGAAAGGCAGGCCCCCAGGATGGTCAGGGTCGGGATGGCGAAGCGGTGGCCCCAGGCCTTGATGACCACGCCACCGGCAGGCTTTGGCTTGCCTTGGACAATCGCCAGCGTGTCCGTGGATTGGTCCCAATCGTTTGGGGCTGTCGTGCTGCCGGTTTCAATGTCCACCGGCAAGGCTCAGCTCATAGGCAGCATATGCCGCATAGGTGGCCTCCTCGTCCCAATCCTGCATGGGGAGAGTGGTCCCATCCTCCTGCGGAACTTCGACGGTCTTGAGCACCTGGATCTTGGTGCCGTTGGGGTGCGTAAGGTACGCGATGGATTCAATGATGGGATCGGACATGGGTCAGAC